AATATAGTTAAATTAATAAATAAATTAATAGATTATGAAATAACAATAAACGACATAAAATATGAATATTTTGAATTTACTACTCAAGAATTTGTTGGAAATTTTTATAAATTTCACAATATTATAAGTTATTTTTTTAAGGCACTTACAAGAAGATATAATGATTTAGATAAAGTCCAGTATTATAATTTTGATAAAAATCAAAACAAATTTTATACAACAGGCTTTACCTTCCAACCAACATCAGGTTGGAAAATTAGATTATACTCAAAAGGGCACGAAAATAACAAAAAAAATTTAAAAAAAGTCAAAGGAGCAATCTTTCGACTTGAACACAGATTAAGTAAAAAAATTATAAAAAATTATTTTGAATTCAATTCTGTAAATTCTATAAAGATAGAAGATATAAAAAATTACATTCAAAGTACTATATCACAAGCTTTAGGAAAAATAATGATTGAAGAAATAGAGAAATCAGTAGAAGTTCTTAAAGAAAAATTTGTAGATTTCAGATGCCAAGACTTAGATTCTTTGGTTAGAGATAATCTGGAATGGATATTTGATTATAAAATAATTGATGATATTGTTACTAGTAGTAGCAATAAATGCTATAGACAAATTGTTTTTTATCGAAGCAAGATAAAAAATATTTTAATTCACTCGCAACAAAGGGCATCTCCACAGCGAGATTTTTTCTCGAACATAGAGAGACTCGAACAATTCCTTGTAAATATCATACTTTTTAATTGCAAAATAAAATGTGACACAAAAAACCATTTGGCATTTTTTTGCAAAAAATAGGAAGAAAAAACTTCCTATTTTCACACTTTCAAAAAATTTTTTCCTTTTGTTTTCAATAGTTTTTAATACTTTCCTCGCGCGATAATAATGTGAGGCATTTCAATCCTAAAAGTGAAAATACAATTGTTTGTTTTTGTTATGCAAATATTTAAAACAATTTAGGATTTAGATAATAAATATTAGGAGGATTTATAGATGAGTCAGTAATGTGAGGTATAAAAAATGAATAAGTCTGAAAATTTCAAAGAAGAGCAACTAATAGTTTTAGAATTATATATAAAGCTTGAAACAACTAAATTCAGTACAAAGAAAAAAGATCTATATGATGAGATACAAAGAAAAACAAAATATAACAGGAATACAATAATCTCATGGATAAAAAGATATCTTGCTGAGTATAAAGAAATTAGAAAAGAAATATCTGAAAAACAAAATAAAAAAATATGCAACTTTGAGGGGTTGACAGAAAAACAAACTAATTATGTTATTTGCAGAATGTCTGGAATTAGTAAAGAAGAAGCAAAAGAAAAAGCTGGATACAGTGATAAGACTAAGGCAGCTAACATAGAAAAGAGTCCTAAGGTTGCAACCAAGATAGCTGAGTTGAGAGAGATCTTATTTCAAGACACTGAACTTGGAATGCTGAGCATTGCAAATAGATTAAACAAGATTTTAAATGATTCTATTAATGGAGTTGAGATAGTTGAATACATTGAAGAAGTTGGACCTGAAGGAACAACGACAACGAAGAAGAAAAGAAAGGATAAGCAACTGCTAGCAGGAGTGGCAGCAGCAAGAGAACTAAATTCAATGTTAGGATACAAAGCAACAGACGAGCTAAAGCTTGAAGAAGCAAAGAAGAAAGAAAAAGAAAAGCAACTTGTTCTTTTAGAATAAGGTACTGTAAAACAAAAAGAAGATTAGAGGGGCGAAGAGGCTCGAAACTTATCAAATTTAGATTTTTTTTCAAGCTTGCCAAAAATATTTTTATATACGCGAAAGGAGAAAAAGTGCAGGAGATATTAGCTACAGAAAGTAAATTAGCTAAGATATTTCAATTTTCTGAAAGAAAAGTTAGAGAATATTTTAAATCTGCTAGGGTATCACCTGGAAAATATAATTTTATCCAAGCGGTTGAAATATTTGTTGAAAAGAATTCAGGGCAAGATGAAGTATCAGAGTTAAAAAGAGCTGAAAAAGAATTGAAAGAATATAAATTACAAATTCTAAAAAAAGAATATCATCATGAAAGTGATGTTATCAGAATAGTTTCAAATATGAATTATAACTTCAAATCTAAATTGATGGCTCTTCCAAGTAAAATTTCAGTTCAGCTTTTAAATAAAGAAAATCAACTTGAAGTAAAGGAAATTTTAAAAAAAGCTATTTATGAGGTTTTAGAGGAATTGGTTGATTACAAGTATGAAGAAGGAAAAGGAATTGAAGAAGATGATACAGGGAAAACACACGATACATCTGATTGAGAATATTGTAAAAGATAGTTTAACTCCTCCAGAAGATTTAACTATTGCTGAATGGGCTGATAAGTACAGAGTACTTTCAAGAGAGAGTTCAGCTGAAGCTGGAAGATGGGAAACAGATAGAACTCCATATATGAAAGCAATATTTGATTGTGTTACTGACAGCATAACTAAGTCAATAACCATAATGAGTTCAGCACAAGTAGGGAAAACAGAATTGCTATTAAATATTTTAGGGAGATATATGCACTTAGATCCTTGTCCTATTCTTTTTGTACAACCAACTGTTGATGATGCCAAGTCATTCTCAAAAGAAAGAGTAGAGCCTATGTTGAGAGATACAAAAATTCTTAAAGTCTTAGTAGAAAAGGTTAATAAAAGAGAATCAGGAACAGTTCAAGAAAAAATGTTTCCTGGGGGATATGTAAGATTTGTAGGTGCAAATTCACCTTCTGGACTAGCAAGTAGACCAATAAAAATTACATTGTTAGATGAAGTTGATAGATTTCCTTTATCAGCCAAGAAAGAAGGAGATCCAGTAAAACTAGCTGAGAGAAGAACAAACAATTTTTATGATAGTAAAAAAATAAGGGTTTCTACTCCAACAGATGATGCAACTTCAAAAATACAATTATTATATTTAGCTGGGTCACAAGAAGAATGGAGTTTACCATGTCCGTATTGTGGTAAACATCAATCACTAGAATTTGAGCAACTTAAATATAAAGACTTGGTAGAACCTGAGTTTGAATGCAAGTTTTGTGGAGAGAGTGCTATTGAAAGTGAATGGAAAAAGTATGGGCAAACTAATGGAGAATGGATAGCTAAATTTCCAAATGAGAAAGAAAATAGAAGTTTCCATCTCAATGCTTTAGCTTCACCTTGGGTAAGTTGGAAAGATATCATAGCTGAATATTTAAGTGTTAAAGATGATGATTTCCAATATAAAACTTTTATAAATACAGTACTTGGAAAAACATTTGCTGTCAATCTTGATAGTGCTATGGATTACGAAGCGATTTATGAAACAAGAGAAGATTATGGAGCTGAACTACATGATGATGTTGTTATATTGACAGCAGGAGTAGATGTTCAAGATAACAGGTTGGAAGTTGAAGTTGTTGGTTGGGCTTATGGCTATGAGAGTTATGGAATTGTTTATAGAGATTTTCCTGGAGATCCTGGTAAAGAGGAAGTATGGCAACAATTAGATACTTTTTTAAGAAAAAAATTCAAATACAAAAATGGAAAATTCTTAACAATAGCAGCAACTCTTATAGATTCAGGTGGACACCATACTGGAAGTGTTTACAAATATGTTTACAAAAAAGAAAAAAGAGGAATTTATGCAATTAAAGGGCAAGGAGCTTGGGGAGTTAATATTTTAAATGGTTTTAGGAAAACAACAAAAAAAGGAACTCCTTCAGTGAATTTACTTAGTTTAGGAGTAAATGCTTTAAAAGACTTAACATATTCAAGACTTTCTATTTTGCAAGGAACAGGGAAATGTCATTTTCCAAAAGCAAGTACACAAGGATATGGAATAGATTATTTTAAAGGGCTAACTTCAGAAGTAAAAGTAAAAAAATCTACTCCTAGAGGAATGAAAATAGCTTGGGAGATACTTGATGGAAGAAGAAATGAACCATTAGATTTAAGAAACTACGCAACAGCTGCAATTGAATTAATTCCAATAGATTTACACGACAAAAAATACAATAGAAAAGGAGATAGAAAATGAGTTTTACAGTAGAACAATGCCAAGAACATTTAGATGCTTGGCTAGAAGCGGATTTAGCTGTCACGAAAGGACAGAGTTATACGATTGGGAAAAGGGTTCTAACAAGAGTTAATGCAATGGAAATCGCAAGAAATATAAAGATTTGGCAAGACAGATTACAACAAGCAAAGAGAAGAAGTTCAGGGCCTAGAACAATTCAGATAATTCCAAGATAGGAGGAAATATGAATCTTTTAGATAAAGTAATTGGTTATATAAGTCCTAAGAATGGGATTAATAGATTAAAAGATAGAAAAATATATAATCTAGCTAAAGTAGAACAAGGTTATTCCAATAAAGATGATCCAGTTTTAGAAAATTGGAAGGTTACATCAAATAGTCCTGATGAAGATATTTTGTATAGTCTTGAAGATTTGAGAGCAAAATCAAGAAATTTGTATATGAATAACGATTTGGCTGGAGCAGCTTTAAAGAAAATGAGAACTAAGACAGTTGGAAGTGGATTATTACCAAAACCAACAATAAATTATACATATCTTGGAATAGAAAGAAAAAAGGCAAAGGAATTAGAAAGAATTATAAAAAATAAGTTTAATGCCTGGGCTTTATCAGCAAATTCAGATGCAAGTAGAATGTTTAGTTTTTATGGATTACAATCTTTACTTCAATTAAGTTGGGTAATGAATGGAGATGCTTTTGCAATTCCACTGAGAAAAAAGAGAAAAGGTGTTGATATAGAGTTATGTGTTCAATTACTTGAAGCTGATAGAATTATAAATCCACCTGGAGCAAATCTTCAAACAAAAGCAGGAGTAGAATTTGATGAAAATGGTGAATTAAAAAATTATTATATAGCTACTTCTCATCCAGGAGATACTTTGAATTATACTATAAAATCTTATCCAGCTTTCAATAGTTTAGGTAGGAAAAATATTTTACATATATTTGAACCTGAAAGGATTGGACAAAGAAGAGGAGTTCCTATATTAGGACCTATTATATTCTCATTAAAACAACTAGGAAGATATAAGAGTTCAGAACTTACAGCTGCTGTTATAAATGCAATGATAGGACTTATAGTAGAAAGTGATAGTGCAGATGATGAAGGTTTTGCTGGAAATTTTGGAACGCCTATGGATGAAGATGAAGAAAGAAACATTGAAAGCAAAAAAAAGACTGAAGAAAAAATAAGTTTAGATCATGGAACATTGGTTGTAGGAAAACCTGGAGAAAAAATAAAAGAATTTGCAACTAATAGACCAAATAAACATTTTAAAGATTTTGTTGAAGCAATATGTGAAGAAATTGGTGCAAATTTAGAAATAAGTAAAGAAGTTTTAATGTCAAGTTTTAAAAATTCTTATAGTGCAGCAAAAGCTTCATTAGAAGAAGCTCATCAAAGATTCCAAGTTTCAAGAAAAATTTTAGAAAGGACTTTTTGTCAACCTATCTATGAAGAGTTTATTTTAGAACTTATAAGAAATGGAGATATAGATTGTCCTGGATTTTTTGAAGATGAATCTATTCGTTATGCTTTTACTCGTTGTATCTGGGTTGGTGCTGGTAAATCATCATTAGACCCATTAAAAGATGCAAATGCTAATTCAAAAGAATTAGAAAATTATACAACAAGTAGAAGCATCATATCTGCTACGAGTGGATATGATTTTGAAGAAATCTTTAGGGAAAGAGCTGAAGAAGAAAAAGAATTAGCTCTCCTTGAAAGAGAATTAAAAAATATTCGCAAGGGGGTGAAAGATAATGGAGAGAAATCTTAAAAATAATTTTTTTGAAATAAAAAATCTAAGTGAAAACACTGCTGAAATTCGTATATATGGAACTATTACAAAATGGGCTTGGGAAGAATATGGGGAAATTAGTTCAGCTAACTTCGCAAAAGAATTACAAAAGTTAAAAAATATTTCTCATATAAATTTAAGAGTTAATTCTCCTGGTGGAGATGTTTTTGAAGCAAGTGCAATCTATAATCTCTTGAAAGATTATGCAAAAGTAAACAATGTTGAAATTACAGGATATATAGATGGATTAGCTGCAAGTGCTGCAAGTTTTTTAGTTTTATGTGCTTCAAAAGTAGTTATGGGAACAGGAGCACTATACATGATACATAATCCTCTAAGTTCAGCTTATGGAAATGTTGAAAAATTTAAAAAACAAATAGAATTATTAGATACAGTAAAAGAGGCTATTTTAGATATTTATTGTAGTAAATCTAAACTAAATAGAGAAGAAATATCAGAAAAAATGAACAGCGAAAAGTGGTATCGTGCTACTGAAGCACTTGAAGCTGGATTTGTTGATGAGATAGTTGAAAATGATAATTCATTAGAAAATATTAAAAATATATCAAATGAGTTACATATTGAAAACTTTATTAATCAAGATTTATTAAAAGAAAAATTAAAAGAGATTGAAAATATAAAAAATATAGGAGGAATAACAATGCCAAAAAGTGTAAAAGAATTATTAAATGAATATCCAGATTTGATGAATGATTATAGAAATCAAATCATCAATGAAATCGGAGAAAATCAAATAAATAAGATAGAAGCTGCAATAAAAGCTGAAAGAGAAAGAATACAAATTCTTGATGGAATACCTACTTTAAATGATAGTCAAAAAGAAATAATTAATAAGGCTAAGTTTGAAGAACCTAGAGATCCAAAAGACATCATGGCAGAATTCTTTATGTCAAATGCAAATAAAGCAAACCAAGAAATTCAAACTTCTAAAACAGATATTTCAAATGCTGGATTAGATAAAATACCACCTTCTAATACTGATTTAGGAGATAGTTCAGTAGAAAATGAAATATATGAAGCAGCATTAAATATATATAATGATGAAAACAAATAGGAGGGAAAAATGAAAAATAAAATTTACTCAGAAAAGGATATAAGAATATTTCAAGGAAATTTTCCAGTTGAAACTATAAATCAAACTTTAAAAACAAAAGTTGAAGCTGGAGATGTTATAGCACTAGATAATGCAAAAAACTTTGGAAAATATGATGGAACAACATATTCAAGTGTTTATGGAGTTTCTTATGAAACTATAGAAGAACCTGGAGATGCTACAGTAATTTTAACTGGAGGGCTTGTAAAAGAATTTGTTAAATTTAATAGCAAAGAAAAAGAGCTAACAATTGAACTTAGAAAATTAGGAATATTTGTAAAATAGGAGGAATGTAAATGTTAGGATTATATACACCGAAAACTATAAGAAAAATAAGAGAAAATGTAGAAGTAAAAAGAAATTTTTTAACTGAATTATTTTTCAAAAAAGAAACACTAGTATCAACAGAGGAAATAATATTAGAGTATACAAAAGCAGGAGAAGCAGTTGCTCCATATTTAACACCTTTAGAAGCAGGTAGACCTGTATATTCAAGAAGTAAAAAATCAAATGTAATTATAGCACCATCAATAGGACCTGAATATTCATTAACACCAAAAGATATGTTTGCAAGAGAAGCAGGGCAAGCTATAGAAAATTATAGTCCTGCAAAAATGGTTGGTGAAAAAATTGGAAGAGTTCTATTAGACCAAGAAAATTACATTACAAATAAAATAGAATTAATGGTTTCACAATTTTTAACAACTGGAATTGTTAAATCTGGAGATAAAGAAGCAGAATACGAAGTGAACTATGAACTTGGAAACAAAGTAACATTAGATAGTACACATAAATGGACTGCTGCTGGAGTAGACCCATTATTTAGTTTAGATGAAATGATAAAAAAAGCAGAAGAAAATGGTTTAAAAACTGAAAATATAATTTTAGGGTCAAAAGCTGCTGAAATATTAAGAAAATCAGAAGAATTTAAAAAAGCTATTTCAAAAGATTTACAAAATGAATTTGTAAAAAAAATATTAAGAATACATCCAGGTGTAGTTTGGTTAGGAACATATACAACATATGGAGTAGAGTTATTTTCTTACAGCAGAAAAGTAATAGGACCAGATGGGAAATCAATACAATTAATGCCTACAAATATGGTTGTTGGTGGAGCTTCACAAGGAGAAATTTTATATGCTCCTGTAGTATTCATGTCTGAAGGAATTATTCATATGGCAAAAAGATATTCAAATTTAGACACAACAAATCCAAAAGTTGCAAAAATTACTACTGAATCAAGACCAGTATTACAGCCTTGTGATGTAGATACTTATTTCTCTTATGTAGTATGTGATGAATAATGGATAGAGAGCAAAAGCTCTCTATCTAAAAAATTAGGAGGATAAATGAAAATAAAATTTGAAAGAATATATGGAGAAAACAGAATAGGAGATGTTGTTGAATTTGAAAAAGGTGAAGAATTAAATTATATTCTAACAACAAACACAGCATCAATTATAGAAGATGATAATTTCGAAAATAACGAAATTCTTGAAACAGAAAAAGAAGAAAAAGAAACTTCAGAAAATAATAGTGAAGTAGCTAAAAATGGAAAAACTAAGAAAAAATAAAAGGATCAAAAATGAACTTTAAAGAACAACTGAAAGAAGATATAAAAGTTTTTCTAAACTTAGATGAGTTTGGAGAAGAGATAATCATTCAAGACAAAACATATATTGGAGTTATGGAAAGACCAGATAATAAAATGAACAAAGATGAATACGAAGGACTTTCAAAAGAAGTTGATTATATACTTTATTTAGAGTATGAAGCAGAATTAGAAAAATACACAGCGGGAAAGCAAATAGATGTAAATAATGGAACATTTGAAGTCTATAGGTCTTATAAAGAAGAAAGTTTAATTATTTTAGAACTTCAAGAAAGGATAGGAATTTAATGCAACATTTTTTGGAAGTAAAAAATATAGACCTAGCTCAAAATATGTTAAAAACTATTCCTAATGGAATTGAAAGAGCTATCACTGGAACTATTAATAGAACTCTTAATAAAGTAAAAACTGAAATAAAGAATAAAGCAACTTCTGAGTATAACATAAAAAAGAGTGATATTGAAAGTAAATTAAGTCTAACAAAAGCTACATTTTCTGTATTAAGAGGGATAATAACTGCTAAAACTCCAAGATTAGCTTTATCTAAATTTCTAAACTCTCAATCAAAAAGCAGAATAAAAGTAAAAGTAAAAAAAAGTGAGAGTTCTAAAATAGTAAAAGGGAAGAATGAATATTCAGGAAAACCTTTTATAGCTACTATGAAAAGTGGACACAAAGGAATATTTCAAAGAAAAAATGATAGCAGATTTCCGATTAAAGAATTGTATACAATAGGAATTTCTGAAATGTTGGGTTCAGAAAATGTTTCAAGTTATGCAGTAGAAAAAGGTGAAGAATATTTAGATGAACTTCTATTAAAAGAAGTTTCAAGGATATTGAAAGGGTATATTTAATGATAGATATAAAAACTTTAGAAGAAAATATAAAAGAAATGATACTGCCTATTATAACTCAAAAGAAATATAAAGCTTATAAAAGTGAGGAATTAAGAGAAATAAAAGTATATACTGGATTACTTCCACCAGACCCTGAAGAAACAATAATTCCAGCAATAACAATAAGAACTCATAAAGTTAAGAATTCGCTAGACAAAAAAATACTAACATTAGTTATATCTACAGGTATTTTTAACAAAGATGTTAAAAAAGGATACGAAGAAGTATCTGAAATAACTCAAAAAATATTGGATGAAATTCAAAAGGTTGGAATAATTGAAAATAGATTTGAAATTCTTCCTGAAGCTGAATGGGTATTTCCAGAAGAACAACCAGTTCCATTCTATTTAAGTTTTATTTATATAAATGTTGTTTATGAAAAAGATTATAGAACAGATACAGATAATTGGATAAATGGAGGTGATTGAATTGCCTAAGGCTATTCAAAAAAATAAAGAAGAAATAAATAAAGAATTGAAAGAAGAAGTAAGAAACGAAATTCAAGAAGATATAAAAGAGGAAGAAAAAGAAGACATAAAAACAGAAGTAAAAGAGGAAGAAAAAGAAGTAGAAGAAAACTTTCAAAAGATATATATTGGACCAACAATAGCTGAATTTTCTCTGCAAGAATATACAATTTTTGTAAATGGCTATCCTTCTAATATTGAGGAAGCAATAAAAAAATATCCACTTACAGAAAAGTTGTTTATAAATGTAGAAGATTTGAATTTAAAAAATAATGAGTATTATAGAACACTTTATAATACTTTAAAAAACGAAATAAGGGGGAATATAAATGGCATTTAATCATGGTATTACAGCAACTGAAAGTCCTACAAAATTACTTGCAGCAGTTAGTGATAGCATAACTCCAGTGTATGTAGGAACTGCACCAATAAACTTATGTAAAGATAAATATATAAATGAACCTATTCTATGTAGTTCTTATGCCGAAGCAGTAGAAAGTTTTGGTTTTTCAGAAGATTTTGAAAAATATACATTATGTGAGGCAATTGATGTTCATTTCTCAAAGTTTAATATAGGGCCAATCATTTTAATAAATGTTTTAGACACAACAAAACATATAAAAGAAGTTACTAACAAAACAATAACTTTTGTAGATGGGAAGTATTTGTTAGAAGATATTGGAATTTTACCAGAAACTGTTGTTATAACTACAACATTTGAACATACAAAAACTTTCAATGAAAAAGGGCAACTAGTTTTAATTCCAAAAGAAACTAAAACAGATCCAATAGAAGTTAGATACAGTGTCATTGACATAGAAAAAGTTAAAGAAACAGATATTATTGGTGGAATAGATGGAGCAACTGGAAAGAAAAAAGGATTAGAGGCAATTGCTGAGGTCTTTCCTAAATATAGAAAAGTTCCTAGTCTAATTTTAGCTCCAAAATATTCTAGTAATTCAACTGTAGCAGCTGTAATTGAAGCAAAAGCAAGAAAAATAAATGGACATTTTCAAGGATTTGGGCTTGTTGATTTAGATACATCAAAAATTAAGAAATATGGAGATACAGTAGCAAATAAGAATACAAATAACATTTCATCAACTTTCTTAGATGTAAGCTGGCCAAAAATTTCTTTAGGAAAACAACAATATAATATATCTACTCAAAAAGCAGCATTAATTCAAATGCTAGCAAAAGATAATGAAGACATACCATTCAAATCACCTTCAAACAAAAATATAAAAGGTGATGGAGCAGTTCTTCTTGATGGAACTCCTATAAGATTAGGATTAGATGAAGCTAACTACTTAAATAGTCAGGGAATTTCTACAGTTATAAATTGGATTGGTGGATGGAGATTTTGGGGAAATAGAACATCTTGTTACCCAGCAGTATCAGATCCTAAAGATTCATTTATAGTAAGTAGAATGATGTTTAACTGGGTTATAAATTTTCTTGTATTAACATATTGGCAAAAAATTGATGAGCCAACAAACAAGGTATTAATAGAAACAGTAACAGATAGTATTAACATTTGGTTAAATGGTCTTGTTTCAGCTGGAAAGTTAATAGGTGCTAGAGTTGAATTTAGAAGAGAAGACAACCCACAAACTAGTTTAATTGATGGAAAAATAAAATTTAAGCTATATTATACACCAGCTCTACCAGCTGAAGAAATTAAATTTGATTTAGAAATTGATGTTAAATATTATGAAAAATTATTTTAGGAGGTAAAAATGGCTAAAACAATCGGAATAATCCCTGAAAAGATAATAAATTATAAATGTTTTATAGATGGGGAGATGTCACCAACAGCTTTAGTTGACGTTGATTTACCAGATATACAATTTATGTCTGAAACAATTTCAGGGGCAGGTATTGCTGGAGAAATAGATTCACCAACATTAGGGCATTTTTCAGCATTTGAAATTGGAATGAATTTCAGAACATTAATTAAAAATAACTTTAAAACGTTTTCTCAAAAAGTATATGCTTTAGAATTTAGAGCAGCAACTCAATCTACTGATATGAGTGGTGGGCAGATAAATAAAGGTAGATTAAAAATATCTACAAGAGTAGTTCCAAAAAGTTTAGGATTAGGAAAATTGGAAGTTGGAAAACCTTCTGGTTCTAACCAAAAATTCGCATGTGCTTATTTAAAAGTTGAAGTAGATAATGAAACTGTTTTAGAAATAGATAAAATTAATATGATTTTCAATGTAAATGGAGAAGATTTACTAGCAGAAGTTAGAGATGCTATAGGAATGTAGGGGGAAAAATGGTAAGAATAAAAAATAAAATTAAATGTAAAAAAGATGATAAAGAGATAGAAATATCTGAAATAAACATAACAAGAGATATGCTTTGTCCTAAACATCTTTTAGAAGCAGAAAAAGAATTTTTATTAATGGGTGGAATATTTCCACAAGGTGGAATGGAAGAATCAAAACATTATTTGACAGTATTAGCAACTAAAATATTAGATTGTTCTTATGATGATTTAGTAGAAAAACTTTCTGGAAGTGAGTTTTTAGAAGTTACAAATCAAGTTAAGGGTTTGTTCGATGGCTTGGGATTAGAAGCACTAGTTTCAAAGATCTTAGAAAAACAATCTTAATCCTAAGCAAAGAAAGTAAATCAGGAATAGAATTTTTTCTAAATATTTCATTCCATGAATTCTTTGAATGGACAACTGATATGGGAGAAATTCTTGAAAAACAAACACATATATAAATAAGTGGTTGCTTTTTGACAAGATTTATTATAGAATACTGTCAAGAGGTGATGAGTATGTTAAAAGCTATAAAAACTTGGTATAATAAACAACAAGCAATATCAAATGAGTATAGAAAAGAAGCTGTAAAAAATTTTGCAGAAGCTGGGATAACTATAAAAAATATAAAAAAAATATTTTCAAAACTTATTCCATTAATAATATTTTTGGCAATAGGATTTATTGTGTATAACTATGTTGCACCATTTTTTCTAATTGTTTTTGTACTCTTTGTTATAGCAATACTTAGCATACTTAAATTAATTTTTTAAAAAATAAAAGATAAAGTTAAACCACTTATCAAAAAAAGATAAGTGGTTTTTTTATTGTCTGGAGGATTTATGAAAGAAATTGGAATTTCTTTTGGGATAGGAGCAGCACTAGGAACAGGATTTGCTAAAACATTTTCACTTGCAAGTAAAGGTGTTTCTGGACTTAATCAAGAGATTATAAAATTACAAAGAACTCAACAATTATTGGGAAGATATAACGAGGATAAAAAAGCATTAAAAGAAAAAATTGAAGTTATAAAAAAGACTAAATTAGCTATATCTGAACTAAAAGCAAGTATGAAAGATGAAAAAAATCAAACAGCCGAAAATGCAAAAGGATTACAGAACTTAGAAAAAAAACTAAATTCTTTAAATAAGTCTTATTCAGTTGAGCTAAAGCATGTAAGAGAAACAGCTAAAGTATTAAGAGATAAAAAAGTAGATTTAAGTAATACCACTGAAAAATATAAAGAACTAAAAAAAGAAATAGATAGAGCAGCTGAAGCAAGTAAAAAGTTTGCAAAAGCTGAATCTTCTAAACAAATAGGGGATAAGATTTCAAAAATAGGTGGGACATCTATTAAAGCTGGAGCAGCTGGAGTTGGATTATTATACAAGCCTGTACAACAAGCAATAAGTGCTGAGAGTAATTTTGCAGCAGTAAAAAAACAATTTGACTTTAAAGATAAGGAAGAAGAGGAAAATTTTAAAAAAGAATTACATAAAATTATTACTGAAAAGAAAATAGCAATAGGACTTGATGAATTATATGCAGCAGCTGCCAATGCAGGTCAAACAGGATTAAATAAGGATGAAGCTATTAAATATATAGAGCTCGCTTCAAAAACTGGAATGGCTTTTGATATGAACAGAGAAGAAGCAGCAAGTGCTTTATTTAATATGAAAAATTCTTTAAGTTTAACTTATGATGAACTAGTTGAACTGACAGATAGAATAAATTATTTAGGAGATAAAACAGGAGCAAGTGCTCCAGCTATAACAGATTTTGTAAATAGAATAGGAAGTATTGGGAAAGTAGCAGGATTTTCAGAAAAACAAGTTACAGCTCTTGGAGCTTCATTGATTGAACAAGGAATGGAAGCAGAAGTTGCAGCAACTGGTGCAAGAAAAATACTTGTAGCTTTAAATAAAGGTAAATCTGCAACAAAAAATCAGTTAGAAATGTTTGCATATTTAGGAATAGACCCTGAAAAATTAGCTAAATTATCACAAGAAGACAGTGAAAAAGCTCTATTTTTAGTTTTAAATAAGATAAAAGAACAAAAAGAAGATAAACAAGTAGCTATTTTAACTCAACTGTTTGGTCAAGAAGGTTTAGATGCAGCATCTAAATTTTTAAATAATACAGATAGATTAAAAGAAAATTTAGACAAAGTAAATGGAGATGAAGCTAAAGGAAGTGTTGATAAGGAAGCCGATATAAAAAGAGGAACTACTGAAAACCAACTTGCAATAACAATGGGTAAATTAAGCATAGCAGGAAGTCAGTTAGGAGCACTATTACTTCCAGAAATAAATAAGATAATAACTAGTTTCTCAAATTTATTAACAAAAATAACAGAATTTCAACAACTACACCCAGAAGGTTTCAAGACATTCATGAAAATTTTTGGTTATGGTTCTATTGCGTTATTAGGTTTTGGTTCTGCTTTAAAACTTATCTCAGGTGGAATAAGTTTATATTCTAATTACATGAAAATAGCAGGATTTATGACAGAACACGCATTTGGAACAAAAATATTATCTGTTGGAAAAAAATTAATAGGTGGAGTTGGAAAAGTTGCAAAAGGTTTCAAAGCTTTAAGTATGACAGTACTAGCTAGTCCTATTACATGGATAATAGCAGGTATTATAGCACTAATAGCTGCAGGTTATTTACTATATAAAAACTGGGATACTGTAAAAGCCAAAGCAATAGAATTAAAAGATAAAGTAGTTGGACTTATTGATAAGTTTTGGTTTCTTATGGGACCTTTAGGGTGGATAGCAAAAGCTGGAATAACTGTATATCGTAACTGGGATACTATAAAAGAAAAGGCTGGAGAGCTAAAAGAAAAGATAGCTAACATGGTAACCAATATTGTTTTAAAGTGGGAAAACTTTAAAGCTGCATCAATGGAAATTTTAGGAAGTGTTTTTAAGTGGATAGATGAGAAATGGACTAGTCTTAAAGAGACTGGAATGGCAATAGCCGATTTTTTTGCAGGAATTTTTAAAAAAATAAGTAATGGAATAGATAAGGCAATCGGTTGGGGTAAAAAACTATTGTTTATTGATGAAAAGAAAGCACCTCCAGGAAGAAGAGGAGATATTCCACAAAACAATGGGAAAGCATATTCATATGGTGGAAGAGGAGACATTCCGCAATTTGCATTAGGAGGAATTGTAAATTCACCTACTCTCGCTTGGGTTGGAGAAGGTGGAAGTTCAGAATCTATTATTCCACATGATAAAAGTCAAAGAAGTTTAAACTTATGGGAAAAGACTGGAAGATTAATAGGAGCATATGAAAATGGAAATAACTCTAGTTCTTTTAATTTAACATATTCACCAGTGATTTATGCAAACGATAGCAAAGATCTAGATAGTACATTAAGAAAAAATAGAGATGAAGCTTTTAATGAATTTAAAAATATGATGAAAAAATATGAAAGAGAAAATATGAGGAGAGGAAATGGAAGATAAATGGGCTTCTTATACAACGAAAGATGGAGATACATGGGATAAAATTTCATATCTGTTATATAAAAATTCAAAATTTATTCATTACCTGAATTTATGGAACGAAGAATATTCAGAGTATTTTATTTTTCCAGCAGGAGTAGTTATAAAATACAAAAAAATTGATATGAAAGACTCTAATTTACCTCCTTGGAGAAGATAATATGGAAATTGATTTTAAAAATATAAATGTTTTTGACTTTACAAAAGAAAATGAAAATGCAAGAAGAACAGAAATAACAATAATTTATGAAGGTAAAAATATAACAAAAGAAATTCATAGTCAACTTACTTCATGTTCTCAAAGTGACTCTATAAATCAACTAGATACACTAGAGCTCACTTTAGAGAATAGGGATATGTTATGGATATCATCATGGATGCCACAAAAAGGAGAAACACTCAAAGCAACCTTAACATTAAAACATTGGGAAAAGGATTTGGAAATAATCACACATGATATGGGATTGTTTTATATAGATACTGTAGATTTTAGTGGTCCTCCTGATGTAGTTAATATAAAAGCTATTTCATTTGATATAGCTTCAGATATTGTTGATAAAAAAGAAAATAAAGTTTGGGAAAATGTAACATATAAAACAATTTTTAATGAAATTGCAAAGAAAAGAAATATAAAAGCTATTTGTGAAATTTCTTTTAATAGAAAATATCAAAGAATAGAACAAAAGTTACAATCTGACTTTGATTTTCTAAAAAAATTATCTGAAGAAGCTGGAATAAATCTTAAATTATTTGATAACAAAATTATAGCTTTTGAAGAAGAAGAATATGAAAAAAAAGAAGCTAAGAAAATATTTTTTAAAAATCAATTAGAGAGTTATAGTTTTTCAACAGAAGACACTGATAGCTATTCGAGCTGTACCATAAGTTACTATAACTACAAGAAAAAAAAGAAAATAGAAAAAACTTTTAAAATAAAAAATAGGAACTCATATAAAAAGCAAACTAAAAGAAACTTATTTATAAATGAGGATAAACAAGTAACTGGTAAGAATGCTCAAGAAGTTGAAAAGCAACTACTAGAAATAGCTAAAAAAGCTTTAAGAGATAAAAATAAAAGAGAAATAAAAGGAAATATATCTTTTATGGGAACAAGTGAATTAATATCAGTTGGAGACACAATTATTTTAAATGATTTTGGAAATTTCTCTGGGAAATATATGATAGATGATTTAAAAATTGATTTTTTATCTTATAAAATAAATGCTGAAATTCATAAAATAATAGAGTTTGAGGTGGAAAATGATTAGGTATGGAACTGTATCAAGTATCTTTCCTGAAAAAGGAACTATAAAAGTAACGTTTGAAGATATTGATATTCCTTCTGTAGAAATTCCAGTTTTACAAGGAAGAACAGAAGGAACAAAACATTATTCATTTCCTAAGATTGGTGAAGTTGGAATCTGTATTTTCCCTGAAAATACTTTTAATGGTTTTTATTTAGGTTCTGGATATGATGAAGCAACACCTGTACCAGCTGGAGCAGGAGCAGGAGTTGAAATAACTGTTTTTAATGATGGAACTATAATTTCATATGATGAAAATAATTCTAAATTATATATAAATTGTAAAAATCAAATAGAAATAGTTGCTCAAAGCATAAAAATAGAATGTCCAAAAACTAAAATTGTTGGGGATATTGATATAGACGGTTCTGTAAATATAAAAGGAAAATTAGATGCTAGTGAAGATGTTACAGCAAGTGGGATATCTTTAAAATCTCATTCCCATAGCAAAGTAAAAGCTGGTGGAGATAAAACAGGAGGTCCTGAATGATAGTTGGTAGTCTAGGAAATTATGTATTTTTTACAAGTTCAATCTACACAAAGACATATAATTCATTTTCAAGAAGTATGTCTTCAAGATGGATAGAACATAAAATTATTGGAGAAAAACCCAAAATACAGTTTGATGGATTAGAGCTCGAAAACATAAGTTTTTCAATTCATTTAAATCGTTTTTTCAAAGTAAATGTAGATAAAGAAAAAAAGAAGTTAGAAACTTTTTTGAAGGAAGGAAAAGTTTTAAGACTTATACTTGGAGGAAAAAAGATTGGAAATTATGTTATTACCAGTATAGGAGAAGATCCTAAAGGATATAATGCTTTTGGAGTTCCGACTAAAATGGATTTAAAAATAGAATTGAAGGAGTATAACTAATGGAAATATACATAGACTCTTCAAAAGGAAGAAATTATAAATTTAGAAAAAATAGAACAGAAGAAATTATTCAAAATATTGAAAATATTGTTTCAAGAATAAGAGGAAATGTTGTATTAGCTAGAGAAAAAGGAATTAATTTTAATTATATTGATGAACCTATTGAGATAGTTAATGCAGAGATTATAGCAGATTGTATGGAAGAAATTGAAAGAGAAGAACCTCGATTCAATGTAGAAGAAATAAAAATATTAGAAAATCAAGAATTAGCTAAAATAAAAATAGTTGTCATTGGAGATGTTAAAGATGGATAAATTTACATTTATAGATTTTGATACTGAGCAAATAAAAAAAGAATTAAAAAATGGGTATGAAGAAATTATGCAATCAAAAGTTGAGGCAGGAGATCCAGCAGAAGATTTTATTGATTGGGTTACATATTTGATATGTGTATCTAAAGATTATATGAATTTTATAGGAAAAATGAACTTACTTCAGTATTCACAAGGAAAATATTTAGATGCTTTAGGTGCACTTGTAGATGTTTCAAGAATAACCGAAAAAGAAGCTGAATGTTCTATAGAATATACTTTTTCTAAAATATTTGATGAAAGAAAAATAATACCAAAAGGACATAAAGTAGCAAAAGATAATTTATACTTCGAGAGTATCGAAACAATAATATTAGAACCAGGAAGAAGAACAGTAGTAGGGAAGGTAAGATGTTTAGCCTCTGGACTAATAGGAAATGATATAGAAATTGGAGCAATAAATACAATTGTAGATGATATCCCTTACCTATTATCAGTTTCAAATATAACTAAAACATCTGGTGGTGCTGATAAAGAGGGAGATGAAGAGTATCGAAACAGAATAAGGTTAAGACCTAGAGCCTTTTCAGTAGCAGGACCTCATGGTGCTTATCAATATTATACATTAACATCACACCAAGATATTAAAGATTCTTATATTTATACTCCTCCATCAACACCTGGAGTTGTAAAAATTATTCCGTTATTGAAAAATGGAGAATTACCTAGTCAAGAAATATTAGAAAAAATTAAAGAAAAATTAGCTGATGATGTAAGACCATTAACAGATAAAATTGAAATAGAAAAGCCAAAAGTACAATCTTATAACATAGATATAAAATATTGGACTAAGAAAGGAGATAATCCAATTTTAGTGAAAAAAGAAGTAGAAGCTGCTTTCAATGAATATATTTATTGGCAAAAAGAAAAGCTAGGAAGAGATATAAATCCAAATAAATTAACTCAATTATTGATATTAGCAGGAGCAAAGAGAGTTGAAATAACAAGTCCTATATTCCAAAAAATTGAAAGAGACACTGTAGCAAAAGAATTGACTAAGAGCATAAAGTATATAGGTGAGGAAGATGAATAAGTTAGAGCGAGCAAGTTACACAGCAATATTTCCTGAGAACTTAAAAAAATATAAAAATCTAATAGCCTTTTCTAAGAGCATTGAAAAAATTTTTAAAACTTATATCGTAGATAAAATTGAAACTTTAGCACTTTTTTATAATCTTGAAGTACAAGAAGATAATGTTTTAGATGAAATTGCTTGGTTTTTTAATATAGATAAATATAGAGTAGACTTAGACAGAGAAATCAAAATAAAATTAATAAAGTCTGCATATTGGGTTCATTCAAAAAAAGGAACTAAGACTGCTGTAATTTCTCAATTAAAAAATTTAAATTATGAAATAAAAATTGAAGAATGGTTTGAGTATGGAGGGAGACCTTTTACATTTAGGCTTACAACAGTGAATGAAAGTAAGGAGAAGGATTGGTTAAAAAATGTTTTATCTCTTATAGAAGAGTATAAAAATGTTAGAAGTATCTTAGAAGCTTTTTATTTGTTGAAAGAAAAAAAATACGAATATTATGTTTTAGGGTACAAAGAAGTATTTATAAGTGGAAAAAGAGTTAATGCTGGAGAAGATATAGACGTAAAGAAAAATCTATTCTTAGGAGCATACAAACAGATTAGAAAGGAGATTGTAAAATGAAATTTAGTGGATTAACAAAAAAAGGAAGAGCATATCTTGCAAAATGTCAGGCTAGTTCTACTCCTATTCAATTTACAAAAATGAAATTTGGAGACGGAAAACTGATAGATAATGAAAATCCTGCTGATTTAATTGATATTAAAAATATAAAAATAGAAAAATCAATATTAAGTAAAGAACAAAAAGGAGATGCTGTAGTACTAACAACTGTTATAGATAATGTTTCTTTAGAAGAAGGCTATTTCCCTAGAGAAACAGGAATATATGTATTAGATGAAGGAGTAGAAGTTCTATATTTTTATATGAATGATGGAGATGAGACTTCTTGGATTCCACCTGAAGCAGATGGACCTCATAGAATGGAAGTAAAAATAAATTTAATTTCATCGAATACAGGATCTGTTGTTGTTCATAATGATGGTAAAGATTTATATATAACAAAAGAGTACTTAGAAGCAAATTACACTCAAAAAGGTGAATATGATGGAACAGCACAAGAAATTGAAGATAGAGTTGTTGCTGCTGTTGGCAAAGAAGATGGTAAATTTCCTCTAACTGAATCTATAGTAGGTAATGTATATTATTTTCCAGGAAACAAAAAGTTTTATATTTGTAAAACAGCAGAAAATAGAAAAGTTAGTGTACCGAACGGGAATTTTGAAGAACTTTCAATTTGGGAAAATCGGAAGAGATTGGAAAATTTATTCAAATACTCTGAAATTTTTAAGGGCAGAGCTGCAACAAAAGGACAAGTGTTAGGTAGTATCCCAGACAATTCAAAATTTTTAGAAATAATAGGAATAAACTATGCGAGTGATAGTAATTTCTACTATTTTCAGCCTATAATTCTAAGAACAGAAATTGTAAGAAATAGAGATATTTTTTTTAATCTTGGGATAGCATCAGACACGAGAGAATTTGGACTGAGTTTCAAAAATAATGTGATATCAATTATCTATTCGAGTTCAAATTCTATAGGGGATAATAACTTTATTGGTCAAATTTTATCTGTTAATGGTTAATATTACTAATCCAAAAAGTAGAAAGTATCTAAGTACATACTTTCAGCTGTATCTAATTTTGTTAAAATATATAAATTCCCTGTGTTTGCATCATAACGAGTTCTCGCTGTTCTCCCGCTTGGATGAGAAACTATTAATTTTAAATTAATAGTTTTTGGTTTATAGCCATTTGGAAATGTAAACAGTAAAGTTCCCTCGTTTAAAGATGTTACAACTGAAGAAGGAACATCTAAAAAGACATGTGCAGTTTTTCCTATTTTAGAAAAAACTAGAGCTGAATATCTAGTTTCAGCGGTTTTATTTACAGACTCATATTTGGATAAATTTTCCAATCTACTCAGTTTAAAGGAGAAGTATTAAGACCTAAAATATTAATATTATAAATTTCAGTATTTTATATTTAATAAAATTAAAAAAAGAAAGGAGTAAATATGTTTTACATATATTCAAAAGAAAAAAAAGCAAAAGTTAAGTTCACAATTAACTTAACAGAAGAAGAAGTTAAACAATTCATGGGAAATGATCTATTTTTAGATTATCCTGAATTAGATAAAAATGATTATATAATTGTAAAAGATGAAGTTTTCAGATATCCAACATATGATACTGTATCAAATTCTATAAGAGAAATGACAAGAGAGGAGTTAATTCATGAAGAAATAGAAGTTCAATTATCTCCAGGGGAATATATAGAAAACAAGAAACTTTTTATAGTTCCACAACCAAGTTTATATCACACTTGGAACATTACTACTCATAAATGGGATATTGATATGAATGGAGTAAAGAAAATTTTTAGACATAAATTTCAAGATATTTTGTTAGAAAAATTATTTGGAAGTTTTGAATACAAAGGAAAAATTTTCCAAATGAGAGATTATGACGAAATTAATTTCATAAGGGTCAAAATGGCACTGGATATAATCTCAGATACAACAGATATAGAAATTTTAAAAGAAGCTTTAAATGACTTAGAAGTTACTGTTACTCCTGAAATGGAAGAAAATTTAAGAAATGCAATGAAATCAGGAAAAATAAAAGACTTTTTAAAAACTTTAAATACAAGATGGAGACTTCAAGATAACTCTGTAACAAATATAACTTTAGGAGATACAAATCTATTATATCTAAAATGGATATTAAAATTTATAACTGCTCAAAATAAATATACAAAGATAACCTTAGAAATTGAAAAAGCTGAAACTGTAGAAGAGTTAGAAAAAATCAAATGGAGTTAAAGAGGGGGAAATAAGATGGGAAAAATTGCATTAGTAATAGGACATAATCCTAGAGGAAAAGGTGCTTACAGTCCATATTTAAAGTTATCAGAATATGAATATTGGGAAAATGTATGTGATGAAGTAAAAAAAATGGAAGAAAGTATTGATATTTATTCAAGAAAGCCTGAACAAAATTATATTCAAGAGATGAAACCTATTGTAACTGAAATTAATAAACATAATTACAATTTTATTTTAGAACTTCATTTTAATGCTGGTTCACTACAAGCAAAAGGTTGTGAATGCTTAATTTATTTTAAAAATAAAGAATCCAAAAAATTAGCAGAATCTTTTATGGAAAAATTAAAAAATAAGTATGGAAGCAATATAAGAAAAGAATGGAATAAAGTAAAAGAGATAAAAATTAATAAAGATGGTAAAGAAGAAATAATTGAAAAAGTAATAGAAACAAAAGGGTTAATATTTATTACAGACTCTAAAATGAGAGGAGGTTATGGAATATGCAATACAAATTGTACTTATGTTTTAGTTGAACCTTTCTTTGGAAGTAATGAAGAAGCTGATAAATTTAAAAATATAAAAGAAATGGCAAAATTTATAGTTGATTTTATTAAATCCTATGAAAATTAAGGAGGAATAAATATGGATAAAGAATTTTGGATTCAAGTTCTAAGTTATATAATAGGAACAATTATTTTTTTAATGTTAAAATGGAAATATGAAGGAAAAGAGGCTATTACCACTGAAATTCTTAAGCAGGAGTTAGAATACAAAGAAAAAGGACTGGGAGCTTTAAAAAAGAAAGCAGTTCAAGAATTTGTCTCAAAACTCCCAAAGCATATCAAATTTTTTATAAATGAAGATACAATAGATATTATAGTAAGGGAATTACAACCAATTTTTAAAAAAATAAAAGGTGAGAAAGAAAATGGAAATAACAAAACTAATAACACACCCATTATCTGATGGCAAAAGGCAAGAGTTATTTCAAGACTATTCTTATGAAATTAATGGATATATAATTACTGTCCCAAAAGGTTTTATAACTGATTTAGCTTCAGTTCCTCGCTCATTTTGGACTATATTTCCACCTTTTGGGGTATACACTCCAGCAGCTGTTATCCATGATTTTCTTTATAGTGAATACAATGTAACTGGAATAAATAGAACATTATCTGATAAAATTTTTCTATTTATTATGAGAGAATTGGGAATAGGATTTTTTAAAAGTAAGACTATGTATAGGGCAGTAAGATTATTTGGAGAAACTTCTTGGAAAAATAAAAAAAACAATGAAGGTTATAAAGATAAAGCCATAATAGATATGACTGATGAAGCTGTAGCTTATTATAGTTATTGGCATAAAATTCTTAAAATAAGTTAGGGGTTGATATAGTGGGGGCATTTTTAGCTAAAATATGGGCATACTTTATTGCTTTTGTGATATGGCTTATAGGAGGCTTCGACACACTTATTATGGTATTACTAGGTTTAATGTTGATTGATTATGTAACAGGAGTGTATGCAGGATATAAGTTAAAAAAATTAAATTCAAAAAGAGCATATAAAGGAATAGAAAAAAAATTATGGGTTCTAGCTTTATTATGTGGGGCTTCTTTAATGCACAAATTAGTTCCAGACATCGGGTTTAGAAATTTAGTTGGAATTTTCTATTGTGCAACAGAATTATTGAGTATTATAGAAAATGCTGCTAAGGCAGGAGTTCCTATTCCTAAAAAATTAAAAAAAGCTCTTGAACAGTTAAAAGAAGAAGATGAGAAAAATTAAAGGATAGAGTTTATTTCTATCCTTTTTTTTGATAGAATATAAATAATTTAAAAATAAAAAAGGAGATCAACTATGAAATGTAAAGAATTTTTCAAAAAATATGGAGTTATTATTATAATTCTTATATTTTCTATTAGCCCTATTATTTTAAATTTCTTTTTCTTCATAACTGATATTAGTGCAGGAAAAGAGGTAAAATGTGGAGAAATATTTTACTCGTCTATATCTAATGAAAATTGGCTAGACTTCTGGGGAACTTTTATGCCTGCTTTAGCTGCTTTTTCTTTTTTATATTTCACAAAAAAACAAACTGAATCTATAAATAAACAGTTAGAGTTTGAAAAAAATAAATATGAAAAAGATAAACGAATAGAAGCTTTTGAAAAAAATGTAATACTAGAATTAGATGAAATAAGAACAGCTAAAAAAATAATTTATGATTTTCTTGTTGAGTTAGATATACCAGATATAGATTTTAGTATAAAAAATGATGAGGAATATACTAAGAAAATCAAGAAAATAAATATTAAATTTACAGCAGTAGATTTTTTGACATATCTTAGGTTAAAAGATTCTAATAAAGAAATAGATACACAAGATGAGCAATCATTAAATATTGAAAAAACGAGAAAAGATGGATATGAAAGATTAATAATATTACATAAATTATATACAAGTATTTTAGAAAAAGCGTACAAAAAAACTGATGATAAAAAAATTTTTGAAAATTTAAAGGAAGTCAATAAATTTTCTGAAGAAAAAATAGATAACTTAGAAAACTTATCCTATGATAAAATACTGGAAATATATTATCAGTTTTATAATAAAACTTTAAATATACTACTAGGGCACTTCTATTTAAGAGAAGATAAAATAAAACATGATAGAATAATAATAAATTACGATATAGAAAAAAAATGAAAAAATTCGGTAGTTAATGGAGTGGATTTCAACTGAGAGCGGATTGAAGAGTTTTAGGGGAAAAGATGGACTATACAGTAGTTTATATAAAGGAAAATATAGACCTGAAGAAGTATTGAGTTCAGACTTTTTTTGCTCACATAGAAAAATATTTTTAGAATATGTTGAAGAAGAATTAAATATTAATGGTATCAAACCTAATAAAGGCCATTTAGTCTTAGCTGAATTAGAAAAAATGGGTATACTGAAAGCTGTAATAACTCAAAATATAGATGATTTACATCAAATGGCTGGGAATAAAAATGTTTTAGAACTACATGGAAGTTTAAAAAGATGGTATTGTTTAAGTTGTGGAAAAACATCAAATAAAAATTTCTCATGTGACTGTGGTGGAATAGT